TACATCCGAAGCAAAGGAAAAGACGTTATTGAGATTGTTTGATACAATTTTATGTGGCTACCTTTAGCGGGGGAAAAGCTGACACGTTGACAGCCTGCCACATCTTTCATCAACGAAAAACCGACAACGAGGTTTTATGGAACAAATTACACATAAAGATGTGTTAGACACTTTTGATTTTTCAGATGGTAATTTGATTTGGAAAAAGAAAACTGGCCCCAGATCAAAAATTGGACATGTTGCTGGTCATCTTAGAAAAGATGGTTATGTTCAAATAAAATTTCAACATAAACTTTATGCAGCACATAGATTGATCTGGTTTTTAATTTATGGAGAATGGCCTAAAAATGAAGTTGACCACATTGATGGGAACAAATCAAACAATAGATTAGAAAATTTGAGAGATGTTACAAAATCTCAAAATCAACAAAACAGGTTAAAAACAAAACAAAATTCTACTGGGTTTAAAGGTGTGTTTTTTCATCCAAAATCAAACAAGTGGATGTCAAAAATCACAGTTAACAAGAAGCAAATTTATCTTGGATACTTTCATAGTGCTTTAGATGCTCACAATGCGTATTCTGAAGCAGCAAAAAAATTACATGGAGAATTTTCTAGAACTATATGATGATTCCCAAATTTAACTATTACCGCAGCACAAAGCATCTTAAGAATGTTGCAAGCCTTGCCTGTCAAAACTGCTACATAGAAGGCCAAACACAGGCGGCACACTCAAATTCGGCTGAACACGGCAAAGGCAGAGGAATCAAGGCCAGTGACGAATTCACAGCCGCACTTTGCCAGAAATGCCACATGGAACTAGACTCAGGCGCAAGACTTACTAAAGAGCAGCGCCGTTCATTGTGGCAAATGGCCTATCAAAAGACCGTAGTTAACTTAAAGAATCAGGGAAAATGGCCTGATCACTTGCCGTGAGCCTTAGACGCTGGCATCTTTTTGTGACGCTTGAGTTCTTTTTCAATAGCAGCAATGCGTTTCATCTCTGACTTATGCTCTTTTTCCGGTTCGTAGTACCCAGAAGGCGTTTTCTTACGTTGCATATCGCCAGAAATTTTAAAATTGGTAGCCATAAAAAATCCTGTTAAAATTTGTGTTGACATTGTGCCATACAGGTCATAAAGTCACCAAACAACTTTCCTTAAGGAATCATCATGGGTAAAATGGACAGCACAAAATTCAAAACTGGTGCAACAGGCGAGAAAGTGCCAAAGGGCGCTGACAAAGCTGACAGCAGCGGTGAGCGTCACGGCAAGATCATTGGTGGCGTGGCTCAAGGCATGGAAGACAAGACAGGCGCTGACAAGTTGTTCAACACTGGCCGCACTTCTGGCGTTTGCTACGTCAAAGAAAAAGCAGCTTACCGCTGAAATAGCGAAGCCCAAACAGTCGAGCAGGACTGATGGGCTTCTAAACAAGGCAAATAAGGAGATTCGCCGTGTCTGATAAGAATTGTAAAGCCTGTGATCACTTTGTAGATAGTGGTCACACAGTCGGAACGTGTCGTCGTTATCCGATATATCAAAACCGCAGCCCAATGGAGCGTTGCGGTGAATTCACGCCTGTGCCTTACGCAGACCCTGTGCCTGATATGCTTGCGTTGCCTGTCCGTGAGATGGAAGATAAGCCTAAACGCAAATACACCAAAAAGGTGGCGGTATGAACATCAAGCCATTGAACGACAAGATCATCGTCAAGCCTGAACAGCGCTTTAAGTCTGACGTTTTGGACCTAAGTAAAGTTAAAGGCGCTTTTACGACAGGAATCGTAATGGCTTTGGGTGACGAAGCGCAAAGCATGGGATTAAAGATGGGCGACAAGGTTCACTTTGGTACGGTGGCAAACACAGCCAAAGACGAATATCTGAAGTTTGACCCAATCAAGATTGGTGAAGACCAGTGCCTGCGGATGAGCTGGCAGGATGTGTGTTTCGTTGAAGAATTAACCTGAAAGGCAGAAAATGACTAAAGAGCAAATTACAAAGCGCATGGAAGAATTGATGACCCAAGGTCGCCAGCTTGAGACTCAAATTCACATGATCAACGGTGCTTTAGAGCAATGTCGTTGGCAGTTGGCTGAGTTGGAAAAAGAAGAAGCGCCTGAAGCAAAAGCTGAATAAAATCTGGTAAACAACCAGTGGAATTCTTATGCCAAGCCTAGCCGACATTTACAGCGCCATTAACACAGCCAAACGCAAGGGGGCTGACTTTGTGCATAACCCTGGCACAAGTTTGCAGCAGATGATGGGCAACGCTAATGATCGTGCTAGGGCGCTTAATGAGCAAGACCAAGCTGCGACAAATGAGTTTTTAGCGACACGTCAGCTTAACGGGCCAAAGCAAATGCAGTCTGCGATGGACATGGCAAGCGCTTACAACCCTGTTGGCATGGTTGCTGTAAAAGGTTTGCCTACTGATTACCATGCGTTTGGGCCATTGGTAAATGAAGCGTATCAGGCTTATAAGCTAAACCCTAGCAAAGAAACTGGTGAACGCTATAAAGCATTGATGAATGCTAGAGACAATGCGCCTTTAAACAACCCATACAAAATTAAAGAATCATTTGTTGAGCCTGTAGAAGAATCTTACAAAGGGCAGCATTTGGCTCCCATGAAGGATAGTGGTAAACCCTTGCATAACTTAACAGACGTTTACCCTGATGATTTTTATTCTTTTGAAGCGCCAAGACTTTATGGGCATGGAATAAATGAAAACCGTGATGCGCGAATCATTCGTCAAATTCAATCGTTTAAAGACAGGCCAGACCGCCCTGTGACTATTTATCGCGCTGTCCCTAAAGATGTGCCAAGAGGCGCAAAGATAAATCAAGGCGATTGGGTAACAACAGACCGTGAATATGCCATTGAACACGGTTTAGGTGCTTTAGGCGGCAATTACAAAATCATCAAGCAACAAGCCAAAGCCCGTGATTTATTCACAAACGGCGATTCAATCTACGAAATGGGTTACGACCCTCAACCTTACACGCCAAGATCACAACGATGACAGACACAACCGAAACCCAAGAAAAGCGCCCTGTTGGTCGTCCGTCACTCTACGACCCTGCTTATTGTGAGCAAGCTATAGAACTTGGGAAAATCGGCAAGTCAACTGAAGCAATTGGCGCTATGTTGGGCGTTGGAACTGCTACTTTGTACCGTTGGCGCGATGAACACCCTGAATTTCGAGAAGCCTTGGACATTGCCAAGGATATGGAACTGTATTGGTGGGAAGACCAAGCAATGTCTTACATGGTTGAGAACAAGGAAAGTGACCGCTTAAACGCCTCAATCTGGTCGCGTTCAATGGCTGCAAGGTTTCCTAAGAAGTATCGTGAAAGCACAAAGACTGAGATCACGGGTGCTGATGGTGCGCCTTTGTTGTCTGGCATTCAAGTAACGTTTGTGAAGCCTGTGGATGAGTGAAGTCGCTAATGCACAATTCCCGATCAAGCTGCAATGCTTATTTGAGAAGTCGCGTTACAAAGTTCTCTACGGTGGACGAGGTGGCGCTAAGTCTTGGGGTGTTGCTAGGGCTTTGTTGATTAAAGCCGCCAAAGAGCCGTTACGCATCCTTTGTGCGCGTGAGTTTCAGACTTCTATTAAGGATTCAGTCCACAAGCTGCTGTGCGACCAGATTGAATCTCTTGGTTTGGGCTCGTTCTATGAGATTACCCAGACTAGCCTGCGCGGTAAGAACGGCTCAGAATTCAGCTTTGTTGGCCTAAAGAACAACGTAGCGAACGTCAAGTCTTACGAAGGTGTGGACATTTGTTGGGTTGAAGAAGCTCAGACCACTAGCCGATTAAGTTGGAATGTGTTGATTCCTACCATTCGTAAGCCAGGTTCAGAGATTTGGATTACGTTCAACCCTGAGTTGGAATCGGATGAGACTTATCAGCGGTTTGTGCTTCATCCGCCTGATGACTGTATTGTGGTCAAGATCAATTGGTCAGATAATCCTTGGTTTCCTGAAACGCTGCGACTTGAGAAAGACCAGCTAAAGAGCCGTGACCCGCAAGCCTACAACGTGGTTTGGGAAGGTTTATGCCGTCAGACAGTTGATGGCGCTGTGTTTGCCAAAGAAATGCAGTTGGCTGAGTTAGACGGTCGCATCACAAAGGTCAACTACGACCCTACAAAGCCTGTTCACGCGATCTTTGACCTTGGCTGGTCGGATGCTACGGCTATTTGGTTTCTACAGTTTATTGGCATGGAAACTCGCCTTATTCGTTATGTTGAGGGTAATCAGACAACGATGAGCGATTACTTGGCCAAGATGCAGACCTTCGGGTATATCTATGACACGCTTTGGCTACCTCATGACGCTGAGAACAAGACTTTGGCTGGCAACGGTCGTAGTATTGAGGAAATTGTCAGGGCGGCTGGCTATAAAACTAAGATTATTCCCAAGACACCAATCTTGGACTCTATCAACGCAGCCAGGACAATCTTTAGAAACTGCTGGTTTGACCGTGACAATTGCCACGATGGGTTGCAGTGTCTCAGGCATTACCGCTACGATGTTGACCCAGACACCAAGCAATTCAGCAAAACGCCAGTCCATGATAACTACAGCCACGGGGCAGACGCTTTCCGCTACATTGGTCTGATGATTAACGAGCCAAAGCAACGCAGAACGCCAAAGCCGCAACAATATGTTGGCACGTCTCACAGTTGGATGGGCTAAAATTAGCTAACTTGTCAAAGGACATATATGGCAGACGATTACGACAAACGAATTCAAGAGGCTATTGAATTCCTCAAGCTGGCTAATGACGCCGACACAATGAATCGCCAAGAGGCTCTTGAAGACCTTAAATTTGGCGGTGGCGACCAATGGCCTGTTGAGTTGCAAAACTCGCGTAACCTTGAATCTCGCCCTGTCATCACCGTCAACAAGGTGGACAACTATTGCCGCCAAGTCTGTAACCAACAGCGCCAACAACGTCCACGCATTAAAGTTCATGCAACCAACACGCATGACGACATGGTGGATGCTCAGACCATTCAGGGCATCATTCGCCACATTGAGGTCAATTCCAACGCTGATCACGCCTACGACAACGCTTTTGAATACGCTGTTCGCATGGGTTGGGGTTATGTGCGCGTTCGCACAGACTACGTTTCTGAAGATTCTTTTGACCAAGAAATCTTTATTGACGCAGTTGACAACCCATTTACTGTTTATTACGACCCTAACTCTATTGCCCCTGATGGCTCTGATGCTGACCGTTGTTTAATTACAACAATGATGCCGAAGAAGGAGTTTTCTAAGCTCTATCCTGATGCCGCAATGGATGGTGGTACGTCATTCACGCAGCGCGGGACTGGTGACAGTCAGTCGGAATGGATTACCAAAGAGGATATTCGCCTTGCTGAATATTTCTACACTGTGCGCGAAAAGGCCACTTTGTATCAGTTGAGCGATGGGTCTGCTACGTTTTCTGAAGACAAAGACTTCTTTGCTCGATTGTCTGCCGCTGGTATTGATATTGTTGACCAGCGTTCTTCATACAAGAAAAGCATCAAGTATTGCAAACTGACTGCGATTGACATTCTTGAAGAAGGCACATGGCCAGGCAAGTACATTCCAATCGTGCCCGTCTACGGTCGCCACATCGTCATTGGTGACAAGCGTAAAAAGTTTGGCATGATTCGCTACGCCAAAGACCCGCAGCGCATGTACAACTTCTGGCAGACTTCTATTACCGAAGGCGTTGCACTGGCTCCAAAGGCAAAATGGCTGCTGGCTGAAGGCCAAGATGAGGGCCACGAAAACGATTGGGCGCAAGCTAACATCAAGTCTTTCCCTGTTTTGCGATACAAACAGACTGACATTGAAGGCCGTCCCGCGCCTGTGCCTGTGCGACTTCAGCCTGAACCACCTCAAGCTGGCGTTATGGCCGCTGCTGCTGGCGTAAACGAAGATATCAAGTCCATCATGGGCATCTTTGACCCTGCACAGCTTGGTCAAGGCAATATCTCTGGCAAGGCATTGAACGGCCAACAACAGCAAGTTGACCTAACAAACTTTGACTATTACGACAACCTAACTCGATCTATTTCGCATATCGGCGCAATCTGTCTTGACCTTATTCCCAAGATTTACGACACCGAGCGAATCATGCGAATCATTGGTGATGACGGCAAACCTGAGTTGCTGACGATTAACCAGCGTGATTCAGTGGGCCGAGTTTTGAATGATATTTCGGTTGGTCAGTATGACGTGGTGATGGAAACAGGTCCAGGCTACAACTCCAAGCGCCAAGAGGCTGTTGAAGCCATGATGAACGTTATTGGTGCTGACCCGCAATTGATGCAGACTGCTGGCGATCTGTTGTTCCGCAACATGGATTTCCCTGGCGCTGACGTTATTGCCGACCGCTTGGCTACGCTTAACCCGCTGGCTCAGATTGACGACAAGTCTAAAGTGCCGCCACAGGTTCAAATGCAATTGGCTCAGGCTCAGAAGCAAGTCAAGGACATGGAACAGCAGATGCAAGCAATGCAATTGCAGATGAAGCAACGTTCTGACATTGAACAGGTCCGCCAAGACGCTGAAACTAAGCGTGTGTTGATCAAAGAGACTAACAAAGCGCACCAGATTGAGTTGCAAGACGCACACGATCACGCCAACATGAAGATGAAGGTTGATGCTCAAGCCCAAGAAACGGTCTTGAAAACTCAAACTCAGATTGAAATTGAGCGCATGAAAGCTGAAATCGCAATGCGTTTAGCTGCTATGGATAAATTAGCAGCGCGTGAAGCAAGTGCTGAAACGACCGAACGCGCAATTTGATATTTAAATGATTCTGTGGTAGATTAACCACAACCTTACCCGTGAGGTACACGGGGTAAATTCGTAGGGACACGTAATGTCTGACAAAGAAGCAGGTCAAGTTTTGACCAGCGAAAACGCAGCGGAATTTTATGCAAACAGATTAGGTTTAGCTGAATCACCAGCAGCACCAGTGGCCGAGGAATCCTCGGAGCCTGAAGCAGCAGTTGAACAGAGTAAACCTGAAGAAGCAGAAGCCGAAGCAAAACAAGAGGGTGAGCGAAAGCAAAATCCAAAACTTGAGCGCCGTTTCAGTGAGATTACCAAGCAACGTGAAGAAGCGCGTAAAGAAGCGCAACAAGAACGTGAAGCAAGGAAAGCTCTAGAACAGCGTTTGGCAGCTTTAGAAAGCAAGGGCCAGCCCCAACGGGCTAATCCTGTGGACGAAAAGCCGCAACCTAGTCAGTTCAGTGATGCGTTTGAATATGCCGAGGCTCTAGCTGAGTACACGGCTGACAAGCGGATTGCTGAAATGAGGCAACAAGAGGCGCAAGCGAAACAAGCCGAACAACAGCAAAAAGTCATCCAGACTTGGGCTAAAAAGGTGGAATCCGCTAAAGCTGCATTGCCTGATTTTGATGAAATCGTTGCATCTAGCGATGTGGTCGTAAATGACGATATCCGCGATGCTATTCTGGAGAGTGATGTTGGACCACAAATCCTGTATCACCTAGCTGAAAACGAGGAAATTGCTAAGAAAATCACTGGTTTGTCGCCAAAAGCAGCGTTGCGAGAAATTGGAAAGTTGGAAGCAAAGTTTGAGGAAAAACCTGAAGCCGAGAAGCCAGCCCCTATTGTTAGAAGTAAAGCACCAGCACCGATTCAACCGATTCGCGGTGGCAAGAACACGCCTGACGTGCCATTAGATTCCAACGGGGTCTTTTTTGGAACAGCAGCGCAGTGGAAAGAGCTACGCAAAGCGGGAAAAATTCGGTAAACCTAATCTATTTTGAAAGTAAAAAATGGCAAACAACCTCTTAACCATTAGCAAGATCACCAACGAAGCGTTGATGGTCTTGGAAAACGAATTGACCTTCACTTCTGAAGTTGACCGCAACTATGATGACCAATTTGCAGTGGTCGGCGCGAAAATCGGCGCTACTGTGAACGTGCGTAAGCCTGGTCGTTTCATTGGTACAACTGGTCCAGCATTGAACGTTGAAGACTTTAACGAGACTTCTGTCCCCGTTACTTTGTCTACACAGTTCCACGTTGACACCCAGTTCACCACACAAGATTTGGCCTTGTCTTTGGACATGTTCTCTGATCGCGTGTTGAAGCCTGCAATCGCAGCTATCGCCAACAAGATTGACCGTGACGGTTTGTCTATGGCTAACCTGCAAACTGCCAACATCGTTGGTACTGCTGGCACACCTCCCACAGGTCTGATCACTTATCTGACTGCTGGCGCTTACTTGGACAGCGAAGGCGCACCGCGCGATGGTCGCCGTTCATGTATCGTTGAGCCCTTCACTTCTGCCACTATCGTGGACAGCTTGAAAGGTTTGTTCATGCCTAGCCAAAAGATCAGTGATCAATATGAAAAAGGCATGATGGGTACTGACAGCGCTGGTATGCGTTGGAAAATGGACCAGAACGTTGTTTCTCAACAATTCGGTTCGTTTGCTGGCACTGCTACTGTGAACACCACCACTGGTTCGGGTTTCCTGACTAGCGGTTGGGCATCTTCTTCAACTATCACCTTGTCTTTGACTAACGGTGTATCGTTAAACGCTGGTGACGTGTTCCAAATCGCTGGCGTGTACGCTGTCAACCCACAAAACCGCGCTGCTTACGGCTCCAACAAACTGCGTAACTTCGTGGTTAAGGCTGCTGCTGCTGGTTCGGGTGGTACTTTGTCCGTAACCGTGAGCCCTGCTGTGATTACCGCTGGTCAGTTCCAGAACGTGTCTATCCCGACAACTTCTAGCGCTGCTGCCGTGTCGTTCTTTAACAGCTCGGGCACTGTGTCTCCACAAAACATCATCATGCACAAGAACGCTTTCACATTGGCAGTCGCCGATCTGGAATTGCCTGAAGGTGTGCATTTTGCTGGCCGCGCTTCTGATAAAGAAATCGGCTTGTCAATGCGTGTGGTGCGTCAGTACACAATCAACAACGACTCGATTCCTACTCGTTTGGACGTGTTGTACGGTTGGGCTCCTCTGTACCCTGAATTGGCTTGCCGCGTTGCAGCCTAAATCTAATGGGGGGTTCGCCCCCTGTTTTTAAACATTTTTTAAGGAACCATCATGGCTAATCCAGGACCAGCAAGTACCCAAACGATTCACCCACAAGGCCTTCTGTCTAACCAAGCTATTCGCTTGTTGGCAGTTTTCCCTGCTGTGAACGTGAACGTTTTGGGCGACACCGTTTTGCCTATTGCAAACACCACCAATTACTCGATTTATCAAGTAATTTTCACTAACGCTTCTACAAGTTTGACAACAGCCGCCGCTGGCTTGTTCACTTCGCCTTCGGCTGGTGGCACTGCTATTGTGGCTAACGCTGCATTGTCTGCCTTGACAGGCCCAACCGTTGTGTCTCAACGCACCGTGGCAACTACCGCAAACCAAGCTGGCCAAAACCTGTACTTGAACGTGGCTACTGCCCAAGGCGCTGCCGCCACAATGGACGTTTATGTTTATGGCTACGACTTCAGCACTTACTCACAGTAAACTCTGATGTAGCAAGAGAAAGCCATCCTCAAAAGGGGTGGCTTTTCTCGCTTTTACGATACAATAAAATCATTCTTTAAAGGAATAATCATGTCTTCTACAACCGTCACCCGTGGTAATTCCCACGAAACTTTCTACATTCAACCTAGCATTACTCCTGCTGCTGTTGCAACTGCAATTACTGCCACACAAACTTTTTCTTTGCCTGGTTTGCAAACAACCGACATCATTAAGGTTTTGGGTTTTAATGGCGCACAAACTGCTGGCATTGTTATTGGTGAAGCTGATTGCTTTAACGCTAACGTGTTGTCTATTCAGTTTGGAAACTTGACTGCTGGAAGTTTGACTCCTGCTGCTGGCGTGTACAGCATCCAAATCGTGCGTCTTGAAGGCCCAGCGCCTATTAACGCTGTTTAATCATGGCAGTTTCGTCTGTACTTCGTACCGCTGGCAGGACTTATGCTCTGTCAGTGACGAGCAGCTCCCATGCTGCTGTTCTGATTGACGACACCACAAACGACCAAGTTAACTACGCTTCGTTTCTCAATACTGGCACTTCTGCCATTGCTGTGAAATGGGGACGTGCTGACCCTGGCGCGGCTGTGTTGCCTGTTGATGGCACACCTGGCGATTACGTCTTGCCTGCTGGCATGACTCAGCCTGTGATTCTTGCCGTACCACAAACACCGTTCTATTTGACTGCCATTAGTGCTTCTGCTACTGGCATTATTTACGTTACGTCTGTTGGCGATCAAAGTTAAGGAGTAGCTATGTCAAATCAAAATGCTGTAGCTTCAACTTCTACAATAAATAATGTGCCAGTTCAGGCTCAATTCAACGCAAACGGACAATGTTTGGGATTGGTTGGTCCTGCT